ACTTTAATACTAAGATTCATATATAGACCAGTCATACCTGCTATGATAATTAGGTTTCCTATACCTGTATTATAGTCTATAGAAGAGACCGACAAATCATAGCCTGACTCTCCAACAAGTACGCCTACTCCATTATCGTGACCAAAAAGAGCGTATATATCAGTTGCTTCTGCATCATTTTTCTTGTACAATTTAATTGAGTTTGGTTTTATGTTTGACATATTTATGTTTATAGGTGCTGAGTATGCTGATATAAAATATTCATACTTAAATAAGTTGAAGGATGTTTCATGATAACCTACACCACTTGCACTAGATACTTTTGAAATATAGTCTGATTGATATATAGATGTTTTAAAGTCTAAATATGCCACTGAATATCCTACAGATAAAGCAGTATCAATATTACTTGAAACATAGGAGAGAGTATAATTCTTATTGGTTACATAAGCATACACAATAAAGTTTATATAAATAAAATTAGGATTTTCAAAAGATATAATATCTGTTGGAGATTTTTTTTCGTTTATAGATTCTCTAATGATCAGCTCTTGTGTTGGAGTAATAGCTATATCGTTTGTTGATACTAAAGAAACATGAACAACGTTCTCTTCTTGATTTATATAAGTGCCGGGGATATTACCTAAGTCTTCGTTTACTTCAGCTTCACCCCAAACATTTACTTTTTTTATAAAGCTAAAGTCATCCATAATAGCTCGATAATCATCTTTTGTAATTGCAGTATCACCAGACTTATACGACTTTGGAGCGTTTTCTCGAATTGTTTCTATATCTTCATATTCAAGACCACCTATAATAGGTTCCGTATTTGTACAATATACTGTTATACTATTTCTGTTAGTGTCATACACTTTTGATACAAAAGTATTTACTAAACCTGCTGATGTAATATTTCCACTTGAAGCTAATGTTTCTATACACTTAAATACTATAGAATCACCTACAACTAAGTTTCTTCCAAAGTAGCCATCACCAAATTGTAATTTAACACCTGAGAAATCATTGTTGTTTGACAGTGTATATACTTTTTGAGTACCGTCTGTTGCTTCTCGTATACTATCTAATCCTGTATATAATTCATTGTTTACATATACGTCATACGTGTTGTTATCAAGCGAGTCATTATCTATACTAAATGTTTCGAATTGACTTCCTTGAGCGGTAAAGCTATATATCTTAGGAGTACCTTGAACAACACTTATTAGTTTGTATTGTTCATTGGTTAGTAGAGAAACGCTTTCTGATATTGTTAAAAATATATCACCAGCACTTACTATAGTATACTTTGGAAAGTCTACGTTGATACCATAACTATAGTTGAAAGTTTTTACTGTAGAAACTTTTATAGTGCCTATAGCTCCTATTTTTCTATGAGGAAAATAACTAAAGAATTTGGTCTCTGCCATTATAGAAGATATCTGTCGAGATATATTCCACTTTGCTTCTCTAGTAAGCATTTCATCATATTGCATATCATAGGCAATTTCTTCTGCTACTATATCTATTAAACGCATATTTGTAGAGTAAAATAAAATATTTGCCCATGATGTTTTAGCTCGTAAGCTATTTTGTAACCGTTGTTTTATTGAATCAAAATCAAACTGTATTGCCATTATATCCTCATACTAAATTTCTAAGTGCAGTTACAACAAATATTGTATCTTTTATATCTGGTATATATGCTTCTATATAAATATTCCAAATCTTACCTTCATAGTCAGGATCAATAGATAAGGACTTTAATTGTAAAACTAAATTGAAATCTTGATTGAATCCATCAATTAAAGCATCCAACATATTTTTTCTATTATCTTCAGACATAGGTCTATTAAGAAATCGTGTTAAATAACCGCCACGGCCGGGGTTTCTTAAAATATCTGTTTGATATGAGGTTAGCCACACAATAATAGAATTTTCTACTGCTTCTTTATCATACAACTCAATGATCTGACCATTATTGTCAACTTCACCTAAAATATTTAAATCATATACAGATATTGCCATGATTATATAGTTAAGAAGTTTTTACTGTATTTGCCTTTGCTGTTGCTATGTCTAATGACATTGGTGATGTAGGTACTAATGTGCTTCCTGAACAGGTAAGCGCAGGTACGATTATTGTTCCTGCAAAAGTATGCGTATGAAGATTTAATGCTGTAACAAATGTCTGAAGAGCTGCATTCAGTTCTGCGTGTGTAACTAAATTTTTTAAATTTCCGTTTAGTTCTATATCACCAGTAGCTGTTAGCTTAAAATATCCTGAAGTATTATATATTTTTACTTCTTTGTCTTTCGCATTACAAAAGATATTACCACTTGAATCTACAATAGTATACTGACCATTTTTATATAATGTACCATGTTCTCCAGTAGTTGAATTGTGAAAATCAATAGATCCATCTTTGAAAATTTTAAATATAGGTTGTGGATATGTTTGAGTACCTAATTCACTAATAGCTGACAAACCACTTGATTTTGTATAAATGTAAAGACCTTCAACATAATCATTTGATAGGTATCTAACTTTTTTCATAAAAGGCCAATCTTCTATTACTACGCGGATAAAGGTATCTATCTCTGGCAAATCATGAACACCTATTGTACTGCTAGTTCCTTCACCTTGATTATATATGCCGATCCAAGGAAGTAAACTTTCATCTACATCATTCATCTCAGGTAATATTCTTACCTGAATTTTTCCTGACTGAGAACTATAACTATTATCTATTACTTTTGCGCAACGTATTGTTTCCATTTAATTAGCCTTTATCATAGAGTCTCTTAAGGACTGAGAGTTGGAAGCATACACAAACTTTCTTCCTATAATAATAGTTGTTGTACCACGTTTTTTATCAAAGCCTTCCCATGAATGAATAGTGTCTTCAATTAAAAACTTATCACTATTATAAAGTGAAGGTGTAACACCTTTATTATCTTCAGTAATATATGTTTCTAAATTTATAGTTTTTCCAGATACTAATTTAGGATTAAGTGCTGTTGTAACAATAAATCTCTCTAAGAAAAATCCACCTTTTTCATCATATATGTTTTGTGCTAAGTAGGCTTCTTTTGCTCCTTCTCTAGTATAAGCAAATGAAACATCTTTAAATCCTGTAATCTTATCGTTTTTAGAAACAATAGGAATATACAAGTCTTTTTCTTTTTTATCAGGATATTGATCAATGGTATCTTCCTTCGAAGAATATTCACCTGTAGTTAAAGATCTTGCATATATAACTCTCTTACGTAAGTCTTTAGTCTTTAATGAACCAGTTTTAAATATTTCTATTGATAAAATATTTCCTATATCAGATTCTTGTGGAGAATAAGGAAAATATTTTAGAGTAGCAACTGGAGAACTTTGCAACATTTTATCATAAGTAACAAAGTTGAATACATTATCAACTCCTATAAAACAATAAAATGGTGTATTGTGAGAATAAGAATATGCGCTAGGTAATAATACTTGTTTTATAAATTCTTCTTGTGTAAAAAATAATCTATACCATACATATGCACCATCTGTTGCCATGATATTTTTATCAAAACTTTCACTGGATAAAAGTGATGTTAAGGTAGAAGATATTTTATCGTTATATGCTTTGGAAATTCTTTCTTGGTTGTTGTAGTATGAGTGTAGCATATTTATATTTATAGGAAAATTTAATACACCAACTGTTTGTGTTGATTCACTTTCATCATTAACAACAACGAATTTCGATTTCAATATAGTCTTGGTATCACCTAAAGACAGTGTAAATAAATTTCCTTCAGTAGGTACTAAGTACTCACGAAAACTACCACTAGTATCTTTCAACTTTAGTTGAGCAGAAGAATAGAAGGAATGGATAGAATCGTGTATAGACATACTAAAAGAGGAAGGCGATAAATCCATTGACGTTGAATTAAATTCAACATCTAGTGTATAGCTATCATTATAAATCATGCAAAGTTGTCTCTATAAAAATTATCTAAGTCTCTCTTTGAAGGTAACTCCAAAGTATCTCCGGGGTTCATCTCAGAAATTAGTTCAATGTTATTAAGCCATAAAACTAAATCATCATAACTAGAGTCACCATAATAGTTGTACATAAGTAAATCAAATCTATATATATCTCTACTATTGATAATGTATTTTTGAGTGATTTCAGTATATTTAAAGCTCTCAATAGGAAAAGAAAAAATATCAGGAAAGCTATTGCCGAAAGAGTCTTTGTAAATTAAAGAGTCTTTTAAAGTTGTATATTTATTACTCATTATCTAGCACCACCAGTCATTGCCTTTGCACCGCCGGGTAATCCAGTATCAGGAACAATTGTATTTACTTTATTACCATAACCAAAATCATCTATCTGATCTTGTGTAGCAGTAAATATAGAAGTTACATCAATTTTTAATTGACACCAAATTGGATACCCATCAGAGTCTGTTTCAGAAGAAAAGGTAGGTTCAACCTCTTCAATAACAATAGAAGGAAGATAATATATACCACATCTAAAAGAAAATTGAGCTCCTTTTTTTGTATTTAATCCCATTGCATCTGTTATTGTTGGCCCGGGAGCTATAAGACCTACGCCTTTACTTCCACTACCTACAGCACCTGCATTTTCTGGTAAAGGCATTTTCATAAGTAATTGTGCTGGTCTAAACACATCTTTCTCTCCGCTAGTAACCATATTAAGCATGACTTCACATGAAAACTTTATAGGTTCTGTGCTTTTCCATATTCGATAGCCCATTTCTTTAAATTGACCAGAAAATCCAAACCCAGTTGTTGATTTAACAACACCACCTACTACAGTTAGAAGAGTTGAAGCATTTCCAGCAGCATCACCTAATAGAGTATCAAAAGTACTCTGAAGTGTTAAGGTCATATCAGAAGCTAAAGTTAATTTTACATTAGGTAATAAATCTTCACCATTTTTTTTAATCTTAACTTCTTTTCCTCTAGGTATCAGCACAATGCACTCCTCAATCTATTATAGTCTTGTGATTGTACAACATTAGTATTAACAAGGTTATTAAAATTCTTACTCTTCATAACATCAATTAGTATTTTCAAATTAGCAACAATCTCATTTCCTTTACTATTTTTTTCTATTGAATCAGAAATTGAAGACAGATCAATAGACATATTATCATAGTCAAAACTTTTCTCGTTAGACTTTTTAACTGAGTTTAAAGCGGAAACTAAATCACCATCCTGCTTCTCTGTTAAAACTCGTTCTTTAGTTTTTAGGATAGCAGGAACTTCAGTGTTAGTAGCACCCGTTACTATACCACCTGAGTGGAATCGTTTAGCACCATTTCCAAATTTTTTGGTCACTAAATTGTAATAAGAATCAAAGCTTCCATCAGCATTATCTATTTCATTGGTATTACCTGTTACACTTACAGCACGATTCATATCCATAATAGCTTTTTTGTCTGAAGCTGATAAAGGTTTTTTTGAACCATGTACAAAATAATCAGATCCACTTTTATCTATACCAAATTGTGTTTGAGTCGTCCACGGTGTTTCCGCAACAGTAGCAGTCTCAGCTTTTTTACCTGCTACGGCTAAATCACCACCACCAGCAAAACCGCCTTCTTGAGCGGCCTGATTTGCTTTATTTGCTTCTTGAGCAGTAGTAGTTCCACCTTTTCCATAATCTAATACTTTAAGAGTTTCAATTTGAGTATTACCAACATCTGCTTGTGTTTTATTAAGGTCTATGTCATGTTCAGATGCAAATTTATTTTCTTCAGCAGTTCTTTCTTTTGCGTTATTTAAAGCACCTACTAAAACAGCAATAATTGGAGCAGCCATAGCAGCAGTAATTAAAGCAGGTATAAGTACAGGAAGTAGAGTTTCTAATAAAGCTGGTATAGCAAGTTTGGATAATAATCCAGCTCCTAATGCACCTTCAATAGCAGAAGCAAATCCATTATCACTTTCTTTTTTATCAGAAGTACCAGACTTAGAGCTCTTCTTTTGTTCATCAGCTAAGTATACAATTTCAGGATTAGATTTTAGTATATCAGATCTTTTTGGCTTAATCTTTTTTCCTTTCTTAGTATACTCATCTTTATCTTTTCCAGTTATAGAGTCAAGTATAGTAGAAAACTTAATACCAAATAAATCTGATATAGGTTCAAGAATTAAATTAAGAGGCCCTAATAAACCTTTCGCGGTAGCATCTGCTAATTCTTGAGAACCATCCTTTATGTTACTGCCTAGACCATCTTTAAAGTTGTCTAGCTTTTTTCCTAACCAACCTTTTTCTTTTAATCCATAACTCTCATTTTCCTTTTGAAATTTCTTTAAGTCTTTCAGCTTAATTTTATCTTCATCAGTTAGTTTAGATTTGCTTAAAATTTTATTACGTTCGTCTTTAAGATTTTCTTGTAATTCTTCTTGTTTCTTACCTAGTTCTTGCTGTTGGCGTTTCCTGTACTCTTTAGCATCCTTTCGAGTCATACCTTCAGTGTCTTGCATTGATAGAATAGATTCATTCATTTCATCAATAGATTTTTGAAGTTCTACAAAAGTGTCATCTTGCTTGGCAGGTTTTAATTTATGGAGTTGTGTTTGAACATCATCCACTCTCATCAACATGTCTCTATCTTTGTCTTCTAGCTTAGGTTTAGCTAAAATAGAGTCTGTTAATCTATCAAGTGATCTGTCTATACGAGAATACTGTTTTTCTGCTATGTCATTTTGCTTCTCTACATACTTATCCAAGAATTTCTCGGGTATTTTAGTAGCATCTATTTCAGTACTAATATATTTTTGAAATTCTTTAAATGAATCTCTAATAGGAGATAGAGCATCTTCTTTCTTTGGTTCATTGATTTTTCTTTCTTTGTTAATAGTACCTTTATTAAGGACATTAACAAGTGTGTTTAATTTATTGGATAGTAAAGAAAAAGACTTTGTTTGTTTATCCAAATACTTTTCAAATTTTACATCTGAAAAGGAATCAGAAATTTGAGTTTTTCTGTTTACAATAGTGCTTCTATCGTTTGCTTTAGATTTTTTATTAGCTAAAAACGCTTCAGGTATATCAGACAGTCTACTATCAATAGATTTTAAAAAGTCTAGTGTTTCTTCTGAGTTATCTTTTTTCTTTCTTGTTAAAACTGGCGCGTTTAAATCACTAGTCATTACTTACCTGCCATCAAAGGGCATGTCTGAGGATTTTTCTTTTTATATTCATTCAATCTTTTCATAGTATCCTTAACTCGGTGGCCTTGCATTATTAGTATGTCCTCTTCTGATAAACCTTTAAACTCAATCTTCAAAGTGAACAGTATATCTTGAATTTGTTTTCGTGTCCAAGGAAGGTATGAAGACCATCGGTCGAAAAGAGAACCCCCTTGTGAGTTTCTCACCATCCACTACAAATTCATAGTTAGAATTTATACCAAATTTAGCATATTGATCGACAACTTCTTTGTAATGAATCCAAAAAGTTGCATCTATTTTATTTACATAAGCATCATATTTTTCATCAGCAGTTTCTAAGACTTTATCTTCAACTGAATAAATTAACTGTGCTTGTAATATTTTAATATAATCTCTATTTTTATCTAATTGAATAGCATCATATTCTTCTTTTTCTTTTTCATTAAACTTTATGGACTCTGCTTGCTCTATTTGTTTAGAATCTTTTAATCTTTCTACTAAAGTCATAGTATCTAACAGGTCTGAAAATTTACTTTCTGCTTCAGCGTATTTTTGTTTTACATAAGCGTTCGCAACAAATATATGACCAACAGTAGGTAATATAAATTTAGCTTTAATACCATTACTTTCAATAGTAAACTTATTTTTGAATTCATCAGTAATATCTATTGTAGAAATTTTACTTAAATTTATATCTGTATAAGCAATATTATCTTCAGAATCAAAGTCACCTTGTAGATCTTTATAATAAGGTCTATTAAATAAGGTTGAATTCCAAAAGTTTTTATAAATAGTTAGTACAATTTGTTTAATATGCTCGATGTGAAGATTAGAACAATCGTAATCTTCATAAATCATTTCATTTAAAGCTTTGTGTACCAATACATCAAATTGGTTATCATCATTACATGAAGCAAGTTCTAATAGCTCACTCATAGAATAATTTCTAAAATGTAAAATACTAGGACATAACTTATCCTTCGAGCAAAATGTTACAGGAATATAACCAATAGGAATTCCTTTACCACTCTCTACTGCTAATTCTGCTGTTCTAATAATTTGTCTTTCTTTTTTAACGATTAAATCACTTTGTTTAAGTTCTTCCATATAATAAAACTCCTTTAGTTATTATCCATAGCCTCTGGTAGAATAGTTACACTAAACGTAAGTGGCGTTCCACTAGCATAGTCTACAGATAAAGCATCCAGTCCTATTATTTTACAGTTGTGTAATGTGAAATAAGTGCCATCTTTTTCTTCTTTGTTGTTGGTACTTTTATCAAAAGACTCTATAGATAAGTCTTTAAAAATATTTGCTGTAGATTTGGCATAATTTGTATATGCACTACCTATTTCATTTGCTATTAAGCCTTGTTTAAATACTAAGCGTACTTCTCTAAAAGCATCACTTGTATTAGTGATTACTCTAAAGCAACGATTTTCTAAGTCGTAGACAACATTAAACCAATCTTTGAAATAATTGTATATTAAGAATGAAGGTGTTTCTCTCATTGTTAAAGTAATTTCACCTAAGTCTTCCAATGTCTTGTACATTGTGTGACCTGTTATTTTTCTTTCAGCATTCAGTTTATACATAGGAATAGAAACGTCTTGCACTCTAGTCTTAAAGTTGTTTTGAGAATATTCATTATCTAGTATTATTAGTTCCCAGCGAGAAGTTAACTGGTCTGCATAGTAAAAAGCGTCATCTAAGTGTCCCATATACCTATATAGTTAAAAAGAGTAGGCTTTGATACCTACTCTTTTTTAACATTAAATCATTTTTAGGAACGAGAATTTAACTGAGCACATTAAAGGATCCCCACTTGTATTGTCTAAATCAAATCCACTAACATCTGTAGGCCAACATCCAGTGAAAGACCATATCTGAAGTGTAGGAATAAAAGCACCTGTTACATCATATGTTCCAGTAGTGATAGTAATAGGAATACGAATAGCAGATACACCACCGACTGAATCTTCTGTACCACCACCAGTGATAGGATTTACTATCACATCTGACCAAAGACGAAGTGCCTTGTACAGAACAAAGTATTTATCCATTCTAAATTGAATAGAAAATTCTTTAGCTGATTCATTGCGTCCGTTCGGTTTTACTAAATGTTCTGATTTGTAATAGTAATCATAACTACCAAGTGTTTTAGCTGGAATTTCACAAGTTGTTACACGAACAAGTGAATTTGTTATTGTATCTAAATATGGTATCGGGCCAAGGTTGACTTGAAATTCATATCCAAGGGCATCGTCTCCCTGATTAAATATCGCATCTAAAGTTCCCATATATTTATTTCTCCTATATAAAAGTTTCTTATTTATATAGTTAAAAAGGTAAAGCCAGATGTATAGAAACATCTGGCTTTCAGAGTGGAGTCTGTCTTACCTTTTATTATTAAATTACGTCTTGTTTAACGTCAGCACCCTGTGAGCTATTGGTAAAGTATAAACTTATATATTTACTGAATGGAGTTACTTTAACAGCAACACCAACAACAAATTCTTCTCTTGCCAATACATCGTCGTTATTATTTTCTTCATCGCATTTCACTATATAATCTCTCAACAGATTATATGGAGCACTAGCTGCTGGTGATATAATCTTCTCTATTTGAGATTTAACTCTAGTTCTGTGATCGAAATCATTCAATTTGTATAATTGATATGGCAAAGCTTGTGAAATAATATTGCTAATTAAGTAATCAACCAATCGTGTATGTCCTATTGATGCAAAATCTGATTGCAATGATTGAGTTGTTCTTTCTCTTGTATTAGTAACACCAAAGACAGGATGCATAACAGTAGGATTGATTCGAGCGATTTCCAAAAGTTTTTGTTGATCATCGTTTGCATCATAAAACATCTCTATAATACCAGAACCAAGTTGACCACCATGAGTACCATTCTCATTGAAGTAAGCTGGAGCTAAACCATTAAAGCAATCGTACATGTCAGCTAATCTTAATGCTCGCCGACCCATTAAACTGGATGCTATAGTTTTTCCAGTATATTGATTTATGATTTTACCATAACCAAAGTAACAAGCTAAACCTTTATTGTCTGGCATTGTTCCTGTCATAGCAGTAATAGCAGCATCATAAGCTACATTCGCAGTTGAAAAAATATAGTATGAATACTTTTGATATGAATTTCGTAGAGTATTAAAAATACTTGGAATAGCAGTATCCGCTGTAGTATCAAAAAAGATATCAGCAGCGTAGGTATTTGGTGACTTGAAATATTCCCAACCAGCAGTTAATTGTGCTGTAGAAGTAGTTCCTCTAACACCACCTGCAAAGGAAACTGGAGCAGTATCATCAGTAAAGGTATCAAAAGGTAAAGCTGTATTAACAAATCCTGTAATATAATCATTGGTATCTGGAAACAAAGCAGGAATATACATGTTTTGACCATAACCATCTTTCTTGTCTACAACAATTGAACCTGTTTTTGGAAAACCTGCTAACATGTTGTATGCAGAAGTTGTAGCGCTTTTTTTATACAGGCTAATAACGAAATCATTATTTGCATTTTTAACACACTGAACTTGTAAATCGTCTGCTTGTGGATTGGTGTTAAACAAAGCATAATAAGCATCTGTAGATCTATTTACATTATAAGTAACTGCTGTTGTAGTTCCTGCAACAGGAGCGGTTGTAAATGTAAAAAGTAAAACGCCTGTAGCTCTTGTAAAAGTTCCAGTACCTATGCTTGGAACGGTAGTTAAAATCTCTGGTTCGGCATTTGAAGCTGAAACAGTAATAGATACTCCATTAACCAAAATATCAAGTGATTGATTCACATAGTGTGTTGAATCACCTAATGTTGCTGTTAACTGAGTTGCGGTTCCATTCATAACAGTAGTAACTTGAGTATTTTTAATTAAAGAAAAGTTTATTGCTTCAGCGTCTTTACCACCAGCAAAAGGAATAGTTCCAGTTTTGGTTACTAAGACACCACCATATTTTCCACCTGTAGAAGGTGCTGCTACCCATATTGGATAACTATCGTTGTAGTTAAGAACATCGTCTACACCTTCACTTCCAGTATCTGGAATTCCAAAATAATCTGTAATTCTTTTTGAAGATTTTCTTTCAAAACGAATAGGTTTATTTCCACCGCGAGTTGCTTTAATAACAGTTGCAGCAGTAGCACCAATCACTGGTGACACGGATGCACTTTTATCATTCATTACTACCTTAATTAAATCATCAGCCATTGTTTTCTCCTATAACCTTACATTGTACTCTTGAGATAATCGAGCAGTGCTTCCTCAATGGTTGACTTTATCTCTTCTTTATCTGTTCCGTCAGGAACTCTTTTTTCAACAAATGTGTTTATATTTTTCATCATTCTATCAAGAATAGAAGATGCAAGTCGTACAGTAATAAAATTGTACAGTTGTCTCTGCCAACTTGATAAAGTTCCAGTCTTTCGCAAACGATCAAAATTTACATTTTGAAACTCTTTTAAATTTTCCTTTACAATCTTCATAGTATCCTCACAATATTATAATAGTTAAATTAAACTGGAGTTATTGTTTCATTGTCATGATCAATAACAAATTCTAGTAGTTCATCTTGTTCCATTACTTCAGTGCCATCCAATAGACCTTTTTTAACTGCAAAATCCATAAGAATAGTTTTAGGTATACAAAATCCTGAAGTATTTCCTACAGGTAGCCATGTTTGAATCTTTGGATTCAATACAAAAGATTCAATTTTGTTTTTTTCTAACCAATCCTGTTCTGTATACTGAGGTGAAGCATCAGAGTCAAAGGTTATGATAGCTATGTTTTTAATTGCAAAACCATTATAGTCTAAATAGTATTCTATTTTAGTTTCGGCAGCTGCATCTATCAACAGAGCATCAGTAGCATACATTAAGTCATCAGTGCGTGAAGTCCAATAAGTAGAATCATATGAAATGGTAACAGGTATAACACGCAACTTTTGACGTAATTCGTCAATATAAATACCTTGTGAATAAGCACCGAAGTTGAACCAATTTCGTTCTCCACCTAAAGTTTTATCACTCATTTTTAAGTTTATAAAAGGTAAGTTTGCATTATTCCATTCACCTTTTCCAGCTCTCTTAGTTAGAGCATAAGGAGAAGACGCATACTCTATTCTATTTAAATCACCATTAAGTAATTTATTTGCCAGAAAGTCTTTTAAAGCTATATTTAAAGCGTAGAAAATATTTTTATATGTTCCTGAGTCTACAACTGAATAAAAACTACTCAAAGTCTAACCCCTAGCATAACTGTTGCTCTTGCAGGATATGTTAAAATAACCTGACCTTGAAACTTTTGTAATAGAGTTATTTGATAACCTAAATTATAAGAAAGTGTATTGTCTATATTTACACCTACTCCAAACAAGACTGATTGACTGAATAATTCTTTCTTCACTGGCTTTTTTAGTTGATCAAGTAAGTTGGTATTCTGAGTATTCAAATCATCTATTTTTTTCATAGCAGTATCAATAGTATCAGAATCTTTTTGACTCTGTTGAAGTAGAGCTTCATACATTGCCTTTACTAATTTATAGTTGTCGCCTAAAATAAGATAATCAGCTTTAAGAGTATCATAATCTGGAGGTACAATAAGTTGACCATCTTTGTATATAATCTTTTCTTTTTCAATTACTAAGACTTCTTTCTTTGACAAGTCTAACAATAGTTTGGCTTTTTCTTCTTTAGCAGCTCGTTCACTAATTGTAAATACATCTATTTGTGAGCGTAGTGTAGCGTTTGTTTTAATTAAATTATCTACTTGTTTGGAAGTTTTGAAACTATCAAAAACAAAATTAACTGAGTAGGCTATTACACCTAGTGCTATAACAATAGATATAAAAATAGCTGTGTATGTTATTACGGTTTTAAATGTTGGTATCTTCACTTTGAATCTCCTATTGAAATTACTAATTTATTATCTTTACCAATATTTTTAGCATAACCTAATTTTTTAGATTGTTTAATTAACATTGAAGTCATATTGTTTAGTAGTACTGTAATAGTTCCAGAGTCTAATAGTTGAGAAAAGTGCTTAGACAGTAATCCTTGATTACCATGTTTACTTCTCCAAAATGTATCTGGTCTATCTTCTTTGTTTATTGAAGCATCTAACTGCGTGAGCCTATATGCAAAACCTTGGTACTGAAAGGAAGGGTCATTGCTAAATAATTTAACATCGGCGACATCCAACAATTCTTTCATCATTTTTTCATCAACTTCTTCACCATTATATGTTTCTAACCATGATATTCCATCATAAGAAGAGTTTGGAAAAACATTTTCTAACTGTAAATACATGTCATATGTCTTTGAAGGATTGTCTACTAATTTATCTGTACCAACATCAAACTGTTTTTTCTTTTCTCCAGCAACGCTATGATCTACACTTTTTTTATTTTTAGTTTCTGTAGACTCTGTTAAGAATATAAAGCGTAGCGAACCTGTACTCTCTATATATTGTGAATCCATTAACTTAGTATTCTTAATACCTTGACCTTGAAAGTCTTTTCTTATATCTTTATACTTTTGAGTTGTAGAAGAGGTGTATTGGTCTACATTTCTTAAATCAGGAATGGTTATCTCTTCCAACTTATTGTTTGTAAATGAAAAAATCTTCTCTGAATAATTATCTTTGTAACCGTAATTTCCTGCTACATCAGCTGAAAAGAAAATTGCACCAGCTAAAGAACCGTTGAAAACATCTAGGTTGGCCCATGGAGTTGCATAAAACTTTGTACCATTTCCACCAGTAACTTTTGGTGTTAAAGGATTTACTCTTAACTGGTAAGTAGTCATAGGTAAATCAGGATGACGACTATTAAATAATATTTGATATATTTTAAGTGAGCCACCAGTTACAAGTCTACAAATTCTAGCTTGAGGAAAGTTTTTTAAGTGTAGTCGTTCTTTTAATTGTTGGCCTGTTGTCATTATGCTTTTCCATATATATTTATATATACTGTAATATTAGAAGTACTAACTGTAGAGATTGATATACTTGTTATTTTAGAAGCAAAAATTGTTGCAGGATCAAGCCTAAAGTTGGTAGTAGATATAGGAATAGTAACTACGTTTGGTGTACCACTTCCAATATCAACACTTAAATTAAGTATAAATATACTGGTAGAATAAAAAATGAGTGTTTGTAAGTTGTCTATTTTTGATATATCAACCGATAAATTTCCATCAGCTTGTTTAATGTAAAAAACATTCTCTAGCTTTTCACCAAGTGTAAAGGTAGTTGTTCTATCTGAAGATGTTACGTTGTCGCCTAATATAGTAGTTCTAATTGAAGGTAGTAATACTACTGCCATTGTTATTGCCTCTTTATCTTAATAGTTAAAGTTTCTTTAGAATCTTTAGTATCTCGGCTTTGTGCAATTCCAACTCAGGACTAATAATATCCATAATAGCTTTTTTAAGTCTTTTGTTGAGAATAAATAAATAGACTGAAAAGCCTACTGATGAGGCTAAGATAATTGAAAGAACGATGTTCCAAATAATCATTTCTGCTCCTTAAACAAATTCAAGTATGTGGTTAGAAGCACTTCATCCTTTATAGGACTTTCTTCTAAATGAAATCCACTTACATCATATATAGTCACTTCATATTCTTCTTCATCAATATCAGAAAAAAACTCTATAGTCATTTCGTTTGTTGAAGGATAGTAATAAATGGAGTATGTATCCAATAAAATTGAATATCGCTCTAGTTTTTCAACTATTGTATTTAGCGACATTTTGCTTGAATTCCTCAAACTTTTCAGGATGATCAACAAATAGCTTAGGGCAATTTTTCCAGCCAACAATCTGGTTATGTGTTAGTATATCGTCCACAGTTAGAGAGAATTTCTTGAGTAGAGAAGCTGTTAATTCTATAACAGAATCAAGAGTAACTTTGCTAAAATTGCCGTCAGCATCAATAGGACAAATCTCTATACCAATTGTTACCTGATTAGGACTAAGTAATACTTGTGTCGAATCTGTAAATCTTTCTAAGTTGGCATACTTTCCAAACTTTTTACGAGCTAAATCGGTATAGATAACTTTAGATGCAGGATCTACTTGACTTGAACCACAATGAAAAGCCATTTCTGTATCAGGTATACATTGTATGATTTCACCTTGTAAGCCGACTATATACTGAGCTGCACCATATCCTAGAAGTCCATTTTTACGAGACTCAAAATAATTTTTATTGTTTTTCGCAGATACATTAGGATTGGCCGTCCAGTGAACTACTATAGCTTTTACGGCAGTAATAGGTTTACCACTACGAGAATATGGATTTATTGTAAGCAAGTCTTGTGTTATTATCATACTTCTTCAACTCCTAATTTATAATTTGCTATATCATCAAAGTCTAATGTGGATAAAATTTTAGTAAATTCACCTATGTGTTTCTTTTCTTCGTTGGCTATGTCTCTAATAGCTATAACAGAATTTTCAAGAGGACTGTTTATAGTATAAAAATCTGATTTTACAATTGAGTCAATTAGTTTTTCGTATTGGTTTACAGCATCATTTTCAGAAATTAAACATTGTCTAATTCCGCGAATTATTGAATACATGCTTTCTTGAGGTTCTGAATTAGTATCTAAATTAGTAGAAACAAAACCTTCTTTAATTATTGTCATAGTTTAATCCTTTATCATATTTTTCAACATAGGTATACATCTTATCTTCATCAAAGCATCCTAGAGAGTGATTAAGTATGGAGAATGGTTTATATGATTTTCCGAATTTAATTAAGTTCCCGGGCGAGTATAATCCTAGAAAAAACATAGTAATTAAATCTCGTTTATATTGTACCCAGTATAGATGCTCTTTAGGTATATATTTTTCGACCGAAAGTTTGTAGTATAGATTTCCTATCTTAGGTGCTTCAAGCATTCCTACATACACGCGATCCTTTGGAATAGTATAATTACGTACAAAGTCTAGTGCAACAATAGAAGCTTCTGCTCCACCTTTTGATCTACCAGATACTACTAATCCGTTTTTAATAGCTTCACTTAAGTATGAATTCTCATTAACTGTCTTGAAAAACTCGTCTCTATAAATTTCCCATTCACTAATGTAACCTTGATGAATGCGTACTTCACTACAACCTTTTGCATAATAAGGCTTTACCTTTTTAGTAAAAAATTCTAAGTTAATACTCCAATCAATAGGATTATTAGAAGGTGATAAGCTTATAGAAAGCATTCCATTATAGACTCCAAATTTAGCATCAATAGTATCACTACAGGTTAATCGCTCATGTATTTCTACATTACGAGAGAAAGCAACATCGTAGACAACTTGAATCATCTATTTCCTCTAAAGTTGAATCGTACTCTTTTTGCTGAACCTGATGTATTAGCTATATAAATTAAGTTTGGTGCTTCCTGACCATCGTTAGTTACATCAGATGTAAGAGAAGCAGTTTTAACTGTTGCTACTTTTATATTTTCTAATGTTAAGTCAGATAGTACAAAGTTTTGTGTAGCAGAATATGATTCAAGACCTACTTGTGCAGTAGCAGTAGCTCCAGCATCAAGAATATGAAAACTCCATCTGAAAGTTGAAAGGTTTCCATTTACTTTAATAAAAGCAGTATCACCTTGATTAAGAGTTACAGTTAGGTCTGATGTTAGATTGTAATTATATGTTATCATTATTTAATTCCTTATTAGTATAGTTATTGTTTAATTAAATTTGCCTTTATCAAAAAATCTACTAAGGCTATTAAATGTTTTGGCATAAACATGTAAACCTTATCTACTTCACCATCTGGATTAGTATTCTTTCCATAAAGGTGGCCGAAGTATTGGTAGGTATTTATACAACGAAAATAGAAATCCCCGTTTAGACCGTTAACTTGGCTATTATAATCACCACCATCTAAGTACTTTGCTTTCTTCCTATGATCAATCTTCTTTTTATCATAATCTACTTTGGCCAATTTTAACTTTTTCTTCAGTTCTTCACCTTTATACTTAGCCTTAATTACAGCAACTTCTTTATCATACTGTTGCTTCCATTTTTCCGCTGTCTCTCTGTAAATTGTCTTGACTGAAGATTGAGGTGGATTATCAATCCATCTCTTTTGAGAACCTAATCTATATTTCCAATTAACAGAGTCTACAGAGAATGAACCATCTTCAGTTGCTATAGATAGGTAGTGATCATACTGATGTTTTGTTTTCCGTTGTTTGGAATACTTAGTTTTAGAATTATATGGTGCGTACTGTGGATACGAAAAACTTTTAAAAATGTATGTAATAGACGGTCTACCTTTTCCGTCTGGATGAAGCTCTGTTTGTTTAATGACAACTACTTTTTTTATTACGTCACGCTTCGCGTAATCATACCTATTCTTATACTTAGAATGATGAGTAATATTTGCTATTTCTCTTAAAGAGAAAGTTCCTTCAATTTTTTGTGACATTTACTTTTTCATGCCAAGCGCTTCTAACACCTGTTATTTCTATAAACTTAGCGAATACATTTTCCAGTAAAGAGTAGTCTTCCTTTCCAGATTTAGTATTCCTTAAGCAATAGGCAGCGAATGTTTCGGCAAAAAACTCTGAAGCATTTACACTACCATAAGTTGTTACTAAAGCTTTTGATTGAGATTTTTTAAAATCTTTATCTGATAGTTTATTTAGTAACTCAATAAGTGAATCATGTACTATATTTATTTGAATTAAAGGTGAGGCTAAATTACTTTTATTAACAATCTTACCAAGCTCATTTAAATCAGATAGTAAATTACTTCCATTTTCTTTCGCCATTATTAACAAATCTTCATAATTTTCTGATATATTTTTCCAAAGCCAATTTATATAGGTAGGAATAGTTGCAAATCTTTCAACGCCATTATTATCACCTTTCAAAACTTTTGATAAAATTTCATATTGATCATTTAAAAATTCAAACAGATCGTGATTTATTCTTTTTGAGTAAGGTGAACTTCCTGATTTTAAAAATCCATAAAAGTTTGACCAGTCTGTTCTTTGTTCATTAGACATATTCTTAAAATAAAATCTATGGCCTGATTCATGTATGATAGTCTCTATAGTTGACATAGAGCTATAAGTAGCCAATCTTCCTTTTAGTAGAGTAGTTTTATCATCTACAACAGCAAAATATGCTCCAGTGCCATAGTCTTGTCCATTATGAATATTTTTGCTGTTTGCGTCAGTGCTCACTGTTGATAGTTTAAATTTTGAATTTTGTATAGCTTTACTAAACTTTGCGTCTCTAATAAACTTAAAAGCTTTTTTCAAATCGTCTACTGCTTTATAAATAAAGTCATGCTCTACATGATAAGGACTAGAAGCTTTTCTATGTATATCTTCTGAGTATTCTATCTCTACAGGAATTCCTTCAACTTGAATTACATCTTGAACAAACTTTTCATCTTGAGAACCTATCTCTGATAAGAGGTTTTGTAGAAAATAAAAGTATTTATCTATGTTGGCTTTTAAGGATACGTACTTACTATCTTGTACATTTTTAAATACTGTATAGGCTTTTAACCATTGTTGTTTGTGGTAATTATCGGCTACACCTTTTTGGGCAAGTTCTTTTATAAAATCAAGGTATGAGTCAGCATTCCAAGAAATATCTCCACGTTTTATAGCTTTTTTAATATCTAAATCAGAAGGATAAAGAGCTAGAATAGCCCATTCTTCAAAAGAATTAAAAGACTTCATTAAATCTCCGTCTGAAGCTCTAAGAGTATTCAAACCAAAAAGATTTTTACCAATTTTAACTTCTAATTCTTTAGTGACCCAATCTAGCCACAAAAAGACCAGCTCCTGATATTGCTCAGGAGTTTTAATGCGCTTAATATTCTTTAAGAATACCAACATATCAGAGTGAACTTTTTTAATGTAGTCTGAGTCTATACGCTCGATCAGTTTAGCTTCTTTAATTAAATACATTATGCTACTTCCTTTATAAACTGTTCTGTTGACCAGTTGTATTTTCCAATAATTTTATATTGCTTTGATTGTTTCATGAGCTTGAAAAAATAAGCGCTCTTTGCGTCTGTAAAAAAGGTCGATTTTATATAATTCAAGTCTTTTCCTATCCACTTTTCAGATACAAAATTGTTGTTTATAGTAACTTCAACAATGTATATAAATTTCACATCTGCTTTGCCTTTATACTCATCTACTATTTTTGACGTATAAGTAGAATTAAAATTGTCCTTTGTGAAAAATTGAATGCAGGAAGACAAGCTTTGTAAACTTAAACTACTAGTATAAAGAGGAATAGAAGCATATATAGTTTTCTCTTCATCTTCATTGTCAATAGACATAGATAGGTGAGTATTGGTTAATTTATATTTATTATTTGATTTTTTATTTATCTCATCAACTTTAGCTTTAAAGGCTTTACCGTGATGTTGTGAACCTATATCTAATTTATTTATATGGTTGTAAAAGTGAATCATTTCATGAATAAAAATATGGTCTAAGGTTAGCTCTGATTCACTAAGATAGCTATCTGAAATCTCTATTTTATAATGAGGATAGGTAAAAGCTCCAGCTGCGCTTCCTGATAATTTTACAAAGAATAAAGGTATAGTAGGTAAACTACCGTCAAAGAATTCCTTGTTAAAGTAATCAAACTTTTGTTGAAGATTGTAAGAGCTTTCTCGTATTAAATACATAACTTAATAGTTAACTTTGTATAAGCTTAGTACTTTTTATACATGTAGGCTTTAAAACAATATAAATATCAGACTCTACATATCCGTCTGTAATATTCTTTATAACTACAGCATCTATATTTCTATACTGTTGAATAGCATCCTTGACTAATGTCTGTGTTCCATATTTCTTAGTAATGGCTTTAAAATCTATCTCTACAAAGGTATTTATTTCTAATTTTACTTCATATAGATTATAACCTTAAAAACTAGCATTGTATCTGTCAGTAGTAAAGTGCATAGCATTTCGTACAGAACCTTGTCTACTTCCACCTAGAGAAAATTTGAATCTTTTAAATATTTTTTCTGAACCATGATATACTATTGCGGATATTTTTTCATTCTTAAGTACACCTTCAGTAGCTTCTTTGATTAGGTACATCAATATACATCCTGAACTTTAATAATCTTTGGATTCCAAACTACAGCATGATAAGCGTTTAAGAAACCTTTTTTAACCATTACACCATCGTAATCTAAAGCTACTAAAGAAGAACAATAACCTTTTCCATCGCCTCTATAAAAATCGGCCTCAATACTTTGGAAACATTCAAATGCTGTTTTATTATATTTAATATAATCACTAACGCATTCTTTTAGAGCTTCATCTAAATCTTCGTTCCAATTAGATAGTGTTATTTCATAGTCTTCGGCCCATTTTATGAATTTCTCTACTTCAGCTTTCGTAGGTTTTTTCGTCATAGATAACCATCTAGTGGTATTTAAACTTACTACATGAACTACTCCATGTACGCTTGTTGAACTAGAATCCTTTCTTGTATATCCTTCAGCATCCTCTAAAACAGATGTAAAGTAAATTCCTGCTCCTAGAGCGTCATCACCTTGACCTGTAAATTCAGTAGACCAATTGCGTATTTCTTTTTCTGAACCGTGATACCAAGTATCTATTTTTTCTTTGATTAGGTACATATTATTTGTAGTCCATAAAATTAAATTCTTCTATGTCTTTATCTGATATATTATTTAATTCATAGAGCATTTTTAGATTTTTTAAAAACCAGTCTCTATCGTTTTTATCTTTTGTTCTATTATAATGGCTTACTAAACCATCTATAGAATCTCGTATATATTCAACAGTATCATCTTCTACTTCTTGAATAGAATAATCATTACTTTTTAGAAAGGTTTTAAATGAAGACAACTTATTGTAATCAAAATAATATACAAAAGTGGCGCCTGAAGGATGACTTTTTACTCCAAACTTTTTACCTATATCATTTAGTTCATATTTGTTTTTATTATTAGCAGTGAAAAATAGCTCTTGCACTTGTATTTGAAGAGAATCCTTGAAAGTTATTTTTCCTGATGCTTTTACTAGTGATTCTTCGTGAGATAATATTTTGCTTATTAGAGCTGTTTGTTTTGATTCTTTGATTAGGTACATTCAATCACCAAACTTTGTAGTATATTCTTTCACTATTTTATTAAAATTAGAATCACTTATGTCATCTATAGTGTAGAGAATAAAAATTCCCCATTTAAAACTTACACCATAATAGGATTCTTTACCTTCAGTATAAACAAACAAGTCATACTTAGGCTTTACTTTACTTTTATTATTATAAGTTAAACTAGCATAGGCAGGTTTTTTCATTTTTTCAGTAAAAAATTTCGATACGTTCTTTAGCAAACCTTCTACAATAAAAGAAGTTTTTCCTACACCATCATCATAAAAAGCTTTCTGAAGTTCTTTAGGCATAGGAGCTAATTTTTTAAAGGTTAATTTGTTTATTTCACTATTTTCAATTTCTGATTTAAAGTCATTATAGTCAATGTATTGAAAGGACTCTTTAATTAAATACATACAAGCTCCTAGTTTTAATAGTTAACATTTATTCTGCATTATAACAATTATAATGTTAGGATGCAAAATTACCTATACAAGTCCTTTTCATGATAATGTTTCATATCTAGTTCTTTTCTAAGTTTTTCACGAGATTTAAACTCTGGTGAGTATTGCCAAGGCATTTTTTCGTCTTTACCTGATTTTATATACATGTCTTTTAGCTTTCGAGTTTCATTTTCTAAAGTAGCTATTTCATTATTCTGTCTTTCTTGAACATCTTTAAACATTTTGTTCTTTGCGCGTGTAATATCTGAAGTAGAAATACCTAAAGCGTTTTTAATACACTGCGAACCAAACCGCTCGACATCACCTGTCTCCAAATTTTGAACAACAAACATTTTAGTGATGTGACGCTTATGACAAAATGCACAAGTATCTTCACCTTCTTCTACTCCTAGAAATTTATATTTAATTGACTCTTTAATTAAATACATCACGCTACTTCCTTTAGATAGCCTTGAATAATAAATGTTGTTTTAGAACCTGACAACATCCTATAGCCACTCTCAGAAATATAAATAACTTTCTTGCCAAGTTTTTCAAATTTAAGTAAAATTTTTTGGTCAATGATTGTCATTCTATATGCAGTACCTATTTGGAATTCTGTCAGTCCTTTTTTAACGTGTTCGTAAGCTTCATCAAAGTTCTCGTGTGTTACTATTCGCCAATTCGAACTCTCTTTTAAAATATACATAGTATTAAATCCAAATTTCACAGTACCAACCATCAACAGATTGGTACTTATAAATTTTACTAGTAGGCCTAGTCATATCAATAAAGAATGAACCTTTACGCATAGTCATTTCAGAGTCTCCAGAATCAATAGAAATACCGTCTGAAATAACCTTAATTGTACCATCTTTTCTTTTACAAAAAGCAGGCTCTCTTTCTTGCGTTTGTAAGATAAAAATTTTATATCTTTTAGCATTATTTAGTTCTTCAAAAAATTGATGTGACTCAACTTGTGTAAATCCAAAGTTTTCCTTTAATATTTTCATTAGTCACCCCAGTAGGCGTGGTCGTATTCGTGAGTATCCTCAATAAAATCTAAAGTAGTTAATTCTTGAATATTTTCTAGTGCCTTAAATAAAGGTTCAGTATCGGCAGGTGCTTCAGAGCATTGATACATAAAACATTGCAAACTTTTAAACTTTTGCACAAAAGAAGTTGAGTCGTTTTGTGTTCTATATTTTTCTACACCTTGAGATATGGCTTCAGGATTA